CTCCATTTAAATACTTTTTTTCATCTTCAGAACTGAATCCTTTTAATGGTTGTCTATTTACAAACACACTACTAAGTTTGGATGTTGCCTCAGCTCTAACTGCTTTAGGTAAGTGACCTCCAAGGTCCTTTCTCCTGATAAACACTTTTTTACTCATAATAATAGTTCTTTTAAAGTTCTAGTTAGTGGGTGTAAAGAATAACTCCCCAATATTATAAATGCGCACAATTAATTAAGGCGCAGGGAGAATTAACTCCCTACAACCCCAATTAAAAACCAATATATAGACATGCGCATAAACGCCAATTTATGAAGCGACACATGTAATATCCAACGAAGTATCAAATCTCTTAAGAGCGATACCTGCTGTTTTTAACATATGAACGCTTGCCCCGTCAACATCAGATGCTCTAGCAGAAGTTGAATCAAATCCTCTAGGGACTACAGATCCAGCTACACACCATCTCATAGACTCACGACCTTTCTTAGAGATCATTTGTAAGTTATTCTGACCATCATAATTTGATTGGTCAACAAATACCATTCTATAAGACTCAAGAGAGTATCCAGTTGTTGGGTGCTTAGCACGAGCTTGAGCAACTGCACCATGGTCAAATAGTGGAAGTTTTACCACATTTACCATATGTCCATCTACATGCTCGTACGAAGTAAAATAACCCGTTAAACCTAGTGATCTTCCTGAACCTGTGATGAATCTATTTTCACCTCCAACTTTCCAAGTATTACCTGAGAAGTGAGCTTTAAGAGCTTCATCAAATTCACGAGCACCACCAGTACCAGTGTAAAGAGTTATTTGTTTTTTAGAAGCATCAGTCATTGAATAAAATAAATCTCCGATGATGTTCTTTAATTTTGTTTCAGTCATTGTAGAGTAAGTGTCTGTTTCAACAATTTGCTCTAAAAGACCAGGACCTACAATTACAGGTTGTCCATTTTCATCTTTCATAGATGTATGTCCGTTTGAATCATAAGTTTTTTGACCATACCAGTAGTACATTTCACACTCTTCTTTAAAGTCAAGCATGTGTAAGTACTCTTCATAGTCCATCCAAAGTTTAGTAGTAGATCCACCTTTAGTTGGTAGAGCAAATTCTGCTACATAATCTTTAGCATTTCCAGACATGTGGTAAGATTTTCTAACTGTAGTTAGTTTATTTCTTACTTTACCTGGAGTTTCCCAGTTAGAAGCATTACCTCTAGAGAAGTCTACTCCTACAGGTGCATACATTTGCGCATATAACGCTCCTGCTACACAATCAGCTGCTGGCATTACTGCTGTAGCTGCTGGGTTAATTAATTGTAAAGTGTATTTCCATGAAGAACCTCCAGCTACTTGTTCTGGTGCTTTCATAATACGTGCTTGAGTACCTGATTGAGATACTAATACGTATGGGAATACGAAGTGTTTGTCAGGAAATTCCAACTCGAAAGTTGCTCCTCCTAATCCGATTGATCCTCCTGTTGGTCCTGCTGCTCCTACTGGTCTCGTTCTTAATCTATGTGTTGCCACACGGTACTCATATTCTAAACGATCAATAGACTTAGTGTTACCAACACCTTCCGTTAAGAAAGATAGTGGGAATCTTTTATCGTCTTTTCCTGCTAAATGAGTAATAATTGGAGACAGTTCAGTAGGTTTTGCCAACAATGCATTTGATAGACTATTCATGTCTGTCATTTGCGAGTCGTTGTAAAACGTCTTTTGGACGCTTATATTTGTTCCTTGATTAGCCATTTTCTATCTAAATTTTATATTTTATATGCAGTGTTATTGCCGAGTTAAAAGTTGAGATCTAAGCTATCCAAATCAATTGCACCTCCGCGTGGGCGGCGTGTAGCTTTCTTTGCACTTCTTATTTTCTCTTCGTTTTTCGAGATCTTGTCTCGGAGTGACTTAGCATTAGAAGTTTTTGCTTTAGTTTTGATGATGTCATCTAATTTGAATCCCTTAAACATAAGGTAATCTATAGCTAACTTCACTTCCATTTCAGCATTTCCATGATCTAAGTCTCTCTGTGTTTGACCCTCTCGAGTCACAGGGTTAGAGATATAGTTGAAAAATTTCGTCTTTTCTCTCTTTGGAACTGTGAGACCTGCAAACTCAGTTGAGTTTTCAA